ATTACATCTAAGGATATATTTTCGGGAATTATAAATCCATAAGATGTTTTTCCTGGTGGTTTTATTAGATTAATAAAAATACTAGTTTCATCAGGGACTCGTTTTAAAAATACTATTTTATAAAATGTATTACATGTTTTGTCTCTAAAATACCCATTTATATCTTCCTTTATTAATATATTAAGATTACCATTACCATCAATAGCTACTTGATCTATATTATATTCAAATAGAAAACCATTAGCTCCTTCAATTTGAATTAATATTTTATCATAAGATTCTAATTGAAAAGGATAAGCAATATAACCATATTCTTGATATAAGGTAGCATATGATGCTGAGTAGTTTGTAGCTAATGGATTGAAAAAATAATCTGGGGAATAAAAATTAGATAAATTCTGTCCTAAAACAAATGAATTATTGGGTTGATCTGTACAAATAGAAGCTGTTGCTACTTGAGCATTATTAGTAGGAGTAACTTTTAATACTCCGGGAGAATAACTAGTCCCAGAAAATACCCAAAAAGGAGTATATGCTGTACTTTCAATAAATGAACTTAACGATGCTGATTCTATTTTATTAGCCCCTGAGGATGTAGTTTGGCATAAAAATCTAAAAGATACAATATCTCCAACCCCAAATGTAGCAGATTGATTAGTATCAAGTAGCCAGTTATTTGTAAATCTTAATGTTGATGTTGGGTTTCCAGAACATAGAGATAAGTCTTTATATTTTTTACATGTTCTCCAATTATCATTTTGAAGAGGATTAAGATCATCAGCTATCCAAAAAGTACCCCAAAGTACAGCTTGGTAATCTCTATCAAAATATGCATTATATTTTCTATATATAGTATCTGAAGGGTTTACTAGAAATGTACTATCAGGAGATTGTCCACAAGTTGCAGATATTCCACCATATTCATTTATAACATACTGGTTAAATATAGTAACAAACTCCCCAGTATCTACAATGTAAGAATTTTGAGAGGATGCCAGCCAGTTTTGATTGCCTAATAATCCATTCCATACTCCCGGCTCTATTTTAACTGATAATTCAGTAGAAATTTGTTTAGAAAATGTTTGATTTATTGAACTACTCAACCAGATTTCCATACTACCTGTAAAAATAGCCCCAACATCTCCAGTTACAGTTACTTCAAAATCATGTGAAAAATCATAAACTCCAGTACTTGGAACTATATAATATGAAGAAGTAACTCTTAATCCATTATCATCAACAACACCAGGCCCAGAACCTGTAAAGAATGAATCACCAAAATAACTTGTAGGGAAATTAACTTGAGAAAATAGTGAAATTGGTTGGGCTCCTGGTGAACCTGTTATATTAAACATATTCCATACTTCATATGACCCCCCATTACTAGCAGAAGTATAATTTGCAGCAGGAATAAAGTTACCTCCTGAGGGATGATTATTAAAGAAATTAGTACCTAATACTCCTAATTGGCCTGTTGGATTATAAAAAGGTATAAATTGAGATGCAGTTGGTGCAGAAGCACCAAAAAAATATAGTACTGGGTAGTAAGCATACCCGCTTTCATGGATTACTCTATTACCATTAGTAGCATATTGATTTGAATATTGTTGTGTATTAAATAAAGATACATTTAATGTTTCCCCAGTTTCAAATGTATTTTGAACCTCACACCAGTTTCTATTACGTTGATTCAATTCAGTAAGTTTTCCGTCTTCATCAACTAAATATTTTAAAGTAACATTACTTTTATAAGGCAATACACTATCTACAACCTCAGTAAATAAACCAAGTTTTTTAGTATTATAATTTATTACTGGGGTAAGACCATATGATCGGTCTCCCTCAGTCCATGTATTATAAATAGTGCTATAAAGTTGTACACCATTATATCTTGAATTAACATATGATGTATCACTTAAATATGAATCTTGAAGTTGAACAGCTCCTGTTATTGAATAAGAAGTAAATGCTCTTCCTAAAGAATCTGTAGATAATATAGGAATTAATTTTTTTCTATATTTAGAAGTTAAACTTACAAATTCATTATTTTGTAAGGCATTAAAATCTGAATTAATAAAGAAATTTTCGTATGCTGGTGCTGTAGTGTCTAAAATAAAATCTGTATTACCATTAACAAATCCTGGTGGGATATATCCAACTGTATTGTTTACTAAATATGGGTTTCTGTTTAATTCTTCAAATTGAGCATAAGTGTCAATAAATGATCCTGTAATATTACCATTGTAGTAAGGTTCTTTATCTCCTGCTAAATAAAAATAGTAAGGATCATAAACGGGTATTAAAGCAGCCCCTGTAACTTCACCTTCCAAATCAGGATAAGCAGTAAATATAGGCTTAGCTTCCGGTACCTTAGGACGTTCTAACACAGGTGACTTAATAGATACCCCAGTCCAAGTATTACCTCTAGCCGGAGTAAAATCTTTGACCATTTTAAATAATGAATTATCAAAGAATTGAATTAATCTAATAAACCCAGCATAATCAAATCCTTCATTTGGGTGTGTAAAGGTTTGCCCAAACCAATAATCTCGTTGAAATGATAGTGAAGGATAAGTATCTAAATAAAGCGCTTCTGGGTAGGCAATATAATCATCAATGACCCAATTAGGGTTTACTGCTGTGATAGAAGCAGATACTTCGCTATCAATTTGGGTTTGAGGAGAAAAAGATACATCAATAAAATGTAAATCTTGACTTTTAACTGCTCTAGATGATGTTGTAGTAGTTTCAAATCGTTTTATAGGAGATAATATACTTCCTGTAAGATTATTTGATCCTAATGATATTTTGTTTAGTGAATATCCTTTTAAATCTTGATAATCATTTGTTCCACCATATTCTTTAATAGGAAGAATTGAACCTGTAATACCAAATAATGTAATTAGTCCTTGTAAACCACCATGGGCACCTTTTCCTTTAAATAAATAAGGTAAATTATGATAAAGTCTTTTATAAGTATCTAATACTAATTCTTTTTTAGGAATATTATTTAAGAAACTACTCGATGGTGAATAATTTCCATCATAACAAGGACCTAAATCTGTTACTGTTATACCTGCGGTTAAAGGAGAATAACTTCCCGATATAGCACAGGCTTGTACACTTGCAAATAAACCAGAAATATTTGCGCTTCCTAAAGTATTATTACAATTAATCCAAGTTTGAGTTAAAGGAGAACTAGTAATATTAGTAAATTCGTAAGTACGACAATTTGGAGCAAATTCAACACTACCACTATACCCACCAACATTATAATCCAATACACTTTGGTCACCCTGAGAATTATATAATTTCATCCCAAATGATCTCAACCAATCATATACTAAATCTTGAGATATACCTTCGTTTAAATTATTATTATTATCCCATACATCAGTTACTTTATCGATGTAAACCCAAATGTTATCGAAATATTGGCCTATCATATTAACAAAAACAATATAAGGTAAATAATTACCTGGGTCATCTAGGATATAGGAAGGTATAGTATTAATTAATATGTCTTTATTTTCTATATCATAATTACTTGCTACTTCAATGGCATCTTGATACCAATTTGTAACAGTAACAGATGATGATGGATATAAAATATATGGTTGAACAAGATTTGATTTAGGATAAGGAGCTATATTATATGTTAAATATGAACCCGTATCTAAAGTATATTGTATAATAGAAGAGGTTAATGAACTAGAATTAAAATATAAATAAGATTCAAACCCATCAAAATTCGCAATAGTTGTGTTTAAACTAGAACTTGCTTTATTTATTTGGTTTATTAAAGAAGCATTACTTGATGTTAAAGGAGAAAAAGTAGTAATTTCATATTGATACCCTTCAATCTCCCCAATCTTATACATAAAATTATTTATTCTACTTACAGCTGAGCTATAATGAATAAAATCGTTTAATAAACTATAATCTATATTTATGTTTATTTCTTGATTGGTAAGTGAGTTTAAAGTTGCGTATATTGACATATTTTATTTTATTTTCAAATGAACAATTTCCTAATTAATATTAAAGACATACACCAACACTACCATTTATTGTACCTACTGGAGTAATCCTTTGATTTGTTGTCAATGTATTGGTTAAGTCATCACAAAAAAGAGCATAATAATCACCATCACCAGTAAAAGTTATTGTACCTGCTGGATTTGTATAAATTTCTGAGGTAGTTGTTGCAGTAGTATTTCCTCCATCAATAGTAGTATTAGTGACATAAACTGTGTTTGAAATAGGAAGACTACAGGCATTAGACTCATCTGAAAGATTTGATATTAAAAATTCTTTCAACAATATTGCTGGTGGTTCAGAAGAAGACGGTGTTATACTAGGAGTAACACTTACTGTTATTGTAGGTGTTATACTAGGAGTAGACGAAATCGATATTGATGGTGTTACACTTGGTGTTGCACTAATTGAAATTGTAGGCGTTATACTAGGAGTAGACGAAATCGATATTGATGGTGTTACACTTGGTGTTGCACTAATTGAAATTGTAGGCGTTACACTAGGAGTAGCACTGATTGTTATTGACGGTGTTACACTTGGAGTAGACGAAATCGATATTGACGGTGTTATACTAGGAGTAGACGAAATCGATATTGACGGTGTTATACTAGGAGTAGCACTTACTGAATTTCCTGGTGATGCACTAGGAGTAACACTTACTGAAATTGTTGGTGTTACACTAGGAGTAATAGTTACACTAGGAGTAACACTGACTGTTATAGATGGTGTTACACTAGGGGTAACAGTTACACTAGGAGTAATAGTTACACTAGGAGTAACACTTATTGATGGTGTTACTGGATAAGAAGGACCAGCAGATGGGTTAATTAATTGATTTAAATTGCTATATTGGGTAGGTACTACATCTTTAAATTCTAAATCAATATTAAAATTAGGTCCTTTTAAATAAGGTTGAGGTAAAGGAGTAATTACTTTACTTAAACTAAGGTCATAGATATAAGGATTAACTATCTCTTCTACAATCCAAAATTTATCTTTTAATGTAATATTAGATGGAAGTGCTTCGTATAATTTAAATAATAAACTTGCTTCTCCTAAAGCATTTACTTCACTTAATACATTAACTGCTACTACTTGGTTATTATTACCAAAATTAAGTATAACGTAATAATAATAAGGAACAGCCAATTGCTTATCAGCAAAATTACTAGCAACATCAATTAAAGCAATATCATCTAACTCAGTAGAGCCTACTCTTAATTCAGTTCGGTCTGATGATATTTGGGATATAAAGAGTTGGGAACTAAAAGGCTCTCCTGATACTTTTCTAAAGAAATTATATCTAGAGGTAACTTCACCGGATTCATATCCTAAATTTTCAATATCCTGGATTGGGTCTATTTCTAGTGTAGGGAGATAACTTTGGGAATAACCGTAATTTGAAGGTAATTTATATGAATTATAGTTATAATTTGAATTTAATACATTTCCTCCTAGATCAAATACAAAGTATTCAACATAGTCTTCTGGTTTCCCGAAGGTTTCTTGTTGTACAATAGGAAGAAGTAGTTGTTCATCCTGTAAATCATAACGATTTACTCGGCTTGTATCTAAAACTTGTCCTATTATTTTTATATTATCTGCCATTAACAGTTATTTGTTTATTATATGTTTAAATTATTTTGAGCTAATGTTGTAACAGTGTTTACTTCAGCTTCTAATAATTGTTGTCTTAAATCTGTTATTTCCTGTAGCAAAGCCTGTACTTCAGCTTCATCGGCTAATTGCACATTTAAATACTCAGCTTCTCTTAATAAAATTGCTCTATGCGAATTTATATCACCTTCATTAGGTATAATAGGAAATAATTCATCATATAATTCAAAAAAGGCATCTACTGTTGTCTCAGGAATAACAATTGGAGGAGAATTTAATTCACTAAATTGTGTATTAATCACTCTAGTAAATGTCCCCTTATTGTAAATTAAATTCTGAACCGGAATTATTTCAGCCATTATTTATTTATTTTAAAAATATAATCGTTATTATATATAACAGATGAACCATTACTAAATGTAGATTTAATCAATATTTTATAATATCTTTCGGGTTGAAACCCAGCAGTGTATAACGTAAAAAAGTTCCCTGCGGTATCACAACTTATTTTGGTATGTTCTTCACTAAAATTTACAACATATTCTTCTGTGTCTAAATCCTGTATAGCATAATAAGAAGATGAAGGTAAAGCACTATTTAGAGTAAATACCGATTGGGTTGTAAATTGACGAGGAGGATAAATAGGTCGTGCATTTACTCTGAATTGGCATACATCATTTACATTATAAAACCCTACATTATTACCTAAAGTAACGGCTACATTTTGATCTCCTAATACAGATAATGATCCCGTATTATAAACACTATCATCCCAACCAAATTCAAGTTGAGGAAGATATATAGTATGAGTGTCTTTAGAAAAAAATTTTAATGAATAAGAAGACGAAGCATTAAATTCATACAGGTCTTCAAATTTTAATAGGAATCCATTATTCTCTAAAAAACCAGGAGTATTAAATGTCTCTACAATATCAGTAACATTTATATTAGTATCTTTAGTAGTGTTTATTATAAACGATTGAGATCCAAAATATATATCCCACCAAACACCACCCCCAGGAGTATTAAAGTTAAAGGAAGCAGTAGTATCAGTAAAGAAACTAGAAGTAGGCCACGCATTACTGTTATCTCTATTATACCAATTACAATCTTGAGTATAAGGAGGATCATATAAATATCTTCCTGTTCCTGCTTGCCATGATTGTGAAGTTGCGTAGCAATATAAAGTATAATTATCTGGTAGGTTATATGCTTCTGCTATGAATAATTTTAAAGAGGCACTATACATTCCCGTAGGAGTAGATGGAGGAACAGGACCAACAACAGGGATAGTATTTGTATTAAAAATTAAAGCAGAAACTTCTAACATCTTATCAGAAGGAAATTGAATTAATGTTCTAGATACTTGAGTATCACTATTTAAAGTAGGAACAGTATTCTTTACTTCTAATATAGAATCCAATCCTGTATTAAGATCAGGAAATTCAGAATAGATAGTTGTGTCCTTTTCGGGAAATATTTTATAAACGGCCATTTATATTATTTATTTGCTATAAATATAGAGTTATTAAAAAGTTACAACTCTACCTTGTATGTCTAAATCAGGGTATCTTATTTCAAATGTAGCCGGATCTAAAGAAGGATATAAAACTCCACTTCTAAAAGCACCAGAAACATCATAACTATATGGAGAATAATTACCTCCGGATTTGTTCGTAAATTCAAGTTTTACTAATGATTGTACTCCTTTTATTTGTAATAATAGAGCATTAATATTTGATAGTATAATAGGTTGATTAATTTGCCATTTATCTATATCAAAATAGTTAACTAATGCAGTTATACAATCTGTTAATATTTGATTATTACTCAACCCAGGAATAACTGTTATATCAAAGTTTAAACCTAAATTAATATAATAGGCATCTTTAATAATAACCGCATCTGTAACCATTCTAAATGGTTCTAAATATTCTTTTAAGTTAGTTTTTAAATCCGTAGTTGCGTTAACTAATTTTTTATTATCATCATAAGCCAACACATACATTGATAACGCTAAAGGATTATTATCAATTAAAGGATCATTACCAGTATTAACAGATAATGCAGAAGCTTGCTCAACATACACTTTAGATATAGTACCAAAATCAGAAGGCATACTTAAAGCACGATTCATATAATCATCTTTACTTACAGCTCTTAATTGTGCCGAAAATGCATTTAGCGTGTTTAAACGTATTTCTTCTACTGTATCACCACTTCTACCACCTGTAGCAGGTATTGCGTTATTCACGAGTAAAGTCGCGAGAGACGCATTGGTATATGTTGGGTTAAGAGCAGTTATACCAGCATTAGAAGCAACTATAGTAATATCATTTGCTGTCACGTTAGCACCAACTCCACCACCTGAAAGATATTGAACTGTTAATGATATATTTGATGGCACCGTACCATATTGTTTAGTGTAAAATACAGCAGCTTGATTGTAGTTATTAATCAAATCAGAAGTATCAACAGAAGGAACCATTCCTAATTGAATTGCATCTGGGGTAGGAATAAGTACATTATCTGGGTCGTTTACATACATACCTGAACCAAATTGTAATTCTATAATATCATCCGTTCTAATTCTTGATACATATCTATTAGGAGTTTCTAATAAACTTAGCAAATAAGGTACTTGGTTAAGTGAAGGACCAGTATTAGTAGTTCTATTTATTATATTAGATTGAGCTAAATAAGGTACTTCATACCACTGACTAGCATCACTTCCTGTAACTTGAAGTACTTGAAGAAAGTTAGGATCATTTATTTCAACAGAATTAAATTTTACAGGAGCTCCAAATGAGAAAGTTGCAGTTTGTATAGTAGCAGAAATAGCTTTAACTGATTTTTTAAATAAGTAATTGTTACCATCATACAAACTAATACTTACCGAACCCGTGTCAGTAAAATCAACCTTTTTAGTAGTTATAAAGTTGGTTTGAGAAGAATTAGATTGTAAAGGAGTATTCTCAGGAATAATTAATGCGTAATCTAAATTAGGAGCACCATTTAAAATAGGAACTCTTTGATAAAAATCAACTGTAGTAACAGAAGCATATGATGCCTTAGGACGATATCCTAAAGAATAAGCCATATTCAATAAGTTTTCCTTTTCTTTAGCCGTTAATACAAAATTTTCTTGTATTTGGGTATCTGTATAAAATGACAAAACATCCCCAACATATGAAGACATTTCAATAAACATAGTACCAGGTGATGCTTCTGAAAAGTCAGTATATGTGTTCGGAAAGTAATTTTTAGCAAACTCAATAAGAGATGCTTTATATTGAAGAAAATTCTTATTTAGATAAGATATATTTTTGTTTTGAGCCATTATACTAGGTTAATTGTTATAATATCGGGTTGATTAGAAAGAAGTATTCTATAATTTATTGTTACTACTAAAGTATTATCATCGGCATATGGTACTATGTCAATAGAATCTATAGCAACTTCGGGCATATATTGTTCAACAGCATTGGTTATACTACTTTTAATAATAGGAAATGTTTGCTCTGAGATTTGCTCAAATAATTGTTGTTTTAGAATTGTACCAAAATTAGGATTTTCAATTCTTTCTCCTTGAGAGGTCATTATTAGGTTTATAAGATTGTATTTGACTTGATCCCTAGTAGAATATACACTACTAAAGACACCAGGAGCACTAAAAGGTAATGCAACCCCAATAGCAGTATTGATTTGGAAATCCCTAGGGTCAACCCTATTACTTCTTATATAAGCCATTATTGAACGTTTCTAAAATTGCTTAAATCAGCAGGATTATTTCTCATATCATTTGCTACTTGAGCAAGCAAGCTTTGATAAACATTCTGTTTTTCTTGGAATGTTGTTGGAGCTGCCGTAGGTGGTGCGTCAATACCCATTTGATCCATTAATGTTTGGCGAATACTTTCTTTACTAGCAGCCGGATTAATGTTACTAGAATTGAAATTCATAGTAGGCCAAGCCTCATTACCGTTATTAGATTGGACTTGATTGTAAGGTAATCCTCTAGATAGAGATTCATTAATTTTTTGTTTACCTAATTCTGCTAATTCTTCCTTAAGAACTTCTCTTACGGCGTCTTTAATAAGATTTTTTAATTCGTTTGTTTTCATGTCTATAAATATTAAGCTTCAAGATTTCGTTTATTAATTTCTAATTTTAATTCTTCAATAAGTACATTAGGATCTAATGTAAATGACGGAGGAGACTGTAGTACTACAAATCCACTTCGATCTAGAGCAACAGCGTATCTACGTTTATTACCTGCTACCACAAAGTTAGGGTCTTCTTCTTCAATTATAGAAAAAGTAAATCCATTATATTCAACTCCTACCACAGGACCTAATCCACTATTAGCGGCTGCTAATAATCCACGTACTTCTTCTGGTGTTAGGTCTTGAGCATCTGCTTGTTCTAAAACATCATTTAAAGGAAGTAATCTAGAACGTTCGTAGGCAATACTAGATAAAAAACTATCAAGGGTAACTTGAGATACTTGTAATAGAATACTTAATGATAATAAAATAGGGTTAAATTTAGCTAATATTCGAGTAGCTAATATACCAATAGTAGCTGTTTGATAAGGGGCTGTAGGTAGAGCCGCCACGATATTTAATAATAATGTTATAACATTAATTACTAATCCCATGGATTCAATAGTCTTTTCAAAACTTTTTACCTGAGACTCGGCAGCGGATAGAGTAGCTAAAGCAGCGTCTCGTGATACTTTTGCTTTTTGAATATCTTGCTTAGTTATAGCGGCTTGTATAATATCGTTAGTTTTATCTACTAATATACTTAATTGAGAAACCGTATCAGATAATCGAGTAACATAAATATTTAAAATTTTTCCAAATGCAAATATAATAGCTATTGGGCCTGCTGCTTTAAGAACTTTTTTTAATCCTTTTTTTAATTTAGCTTTATTCCTTTTTACTTTTTCACCATTTCTTTTATTTTTTTGTTTAGATAATATTTTTTGCTGTTCGGCTTTTTCTTTTAATGTTCGTTTAGTAAATAAAATATTAAGTTGCTCTTGTATTACAATAATACGTTTTTTGGCACCATCATAAGCTTTTTTAGCTTTTTCTAATTCCTTTTGAGCTTTTCTTTCTAATTTTTTAGCCTCATCTTTATATTTCTTTATCTCTTTATCTCTTTCCTCCGGGGATAAAAGACTAAGAGCGGCTCCTATACCTGAACCGATAGCAGATCCTGCAGCGGCTGCGGCTCCTTGACTAGCAACAGCGGCATTTGAAACCGAAGAGGCAAGACCACTAGCCGCACTAGCAACACCCGCGGCAGCTCCCGCGGCTAATGCTTGAATAGCCAAAGCCGCAACTTTAGCTTTATTATATAAGGCTTCTGCTTTAGTATATTGCGCCTGAGCAGTATCGGATACCTTTTTGGCTTCCTCTAGAGCCTTTTTAGCAGCAGCAATTTTTTGTTCTTTAGTAATTTCAGCCATTATGTTGTATATGTTACTTTAGATATTAAGGTTTCTTTTACTATTCTTGTATTCAATTTATCCACAGAATCTTGGAGAGCACTAGCGGCTGAATTTACTGATTCAAGAAGAGTTCCTTCTGCTTGAGAAAATGTTGGTCCTAAAACGGTAGCAAACGTACTTAAGGCTACTGTTAAATCGGAAAGCCATTCTTGAAGTTGGAGTCCTAAAACTAAAGGCTCCGGACTTGTTGAATTGTTACTAAAAGGACCCAAATATATTTGATTATCCTGCATTGTTAACCCGACGTTAGCACTCTGTAGATATACAGGACCTTGTGAGTATAATTCAATACCCGTCTTACCAAACATTAAAATTTCATCTGATTTAGAAGAAATTACCGTCCTATCAGCATTTATAATAACTTGTGGGCTCGTATAATCGGCTAAGTTAATAGGGTTGGTTATACTGCTTAGAGCAACATTCCCTATGTTTAATGGTATAGATTGGTCGGATGTTAGGTAGATGGATGACCCATCTTTATTAATATCTTCAACATTCAACTCAGAATCAGGTAATTTAAAATTATGCTGGTTGGATAGAAGTATGATAGGGTTACTGGCTAATTCAATAGGGTTAGTAGACCATGGAGATAAGTCTTCATTTCCTGATTTATTTGTACTTCCGAAACGAATTGAGTTTCCAAATCGACCTTCTAATATATAATCGCCTTCAAATGTTTGTAAACCTCTAAATTCACCATCTTCAATAAATGAATTATAAAGTATATTTTTATCATCATCTAAGAATAATCCGTTAAATTGCGGACTGTTCCAAGCATTAATGGGACTTTGGTAGTATGTCTCATTTGTTTTATTAGTTATTGGGGATGGCGCAGAAGGTAAATCCATCAATAACACTATTTCTCCGGGTAAAGGAAAATATTTTTGATTAGGATAAAAAGGAAGAGCCGTATTAAATGTAAGTAACACTTCATCTGTTAAATCTTTTAAAGATATCTCAATATCTTCTCTGTATTCTTGATAAATAATAGTACCTATACCACCCCAACCACCGTTATCTTCCCATATTTTTTTAGGAACGCTAGAAGGACTTAACATAACAGCATAAACCTTACCAACTTTATATCCCTGAGGGGTTTGGTAATTGTTATTCCCCATATTAGCCGTAATAGGAGCTAAACCATCTCTTACTCTCATAGTTACTCTGCTTTAGGTCCGTTAATAGTACCTCCGATTTCGTTTACCGCTGAGAATAGTTGTTGTTTTTCTGCTTCGCTTAAAATCATATGAGCAGCTTCATCTGAAGAAGAAGTATTCATAGCGCGTTGTACTATACTAGCCAATTTAATTAATTGGTCATCATTCTTTACGCTTATATTAAGATGTTCGGCGATTAAAGGAACAATCATAAGAGCTGATTGAGAATTAGTAACTAATGGTTTTAATGTCTCAATTAATTCTTTGATTTGTTTTTCCTTCTCTTTTGAGTTATTATAAATGTCCTTGAGTAAATCAGAAAATTTCTTATTACCCCACATTACTTGTTCAAAATCCATAATTATTTTTGGTTATAAATATAAAAGCTATAAAACTCTATATTCTTACATATCCGTCTGAATAATACTGGCTGTATAGCTCAACGTAAGTGACTTTTAATTTTTTGATAATTTTAGTGATCTGGGGAGTATCGACATCTACTATTTCACGGATGTATATGTAAAGTGCTTTTTTATTAAATATATCTAGCGATTCACATTTACGAAACAGTTCAACAATAGCGTCTGCTGTTTTAGCATCAAGGTCTTTAGGAAATAATCTATTAAGATGTTTATCAATATATTTGATATACAAACCCATAAATTCACTTACGCTATAATCTTTACCGTAATAATCGTTTATAATTTCTTCTTTAATAGTTTTATCCTCATCTACTTCAAGTAAGTCACCTTTGTTTTGAAGTTTTTGATAATTTTTCTTATTTTTAAGAATTAAATAACGTTTAGTAATGGTTCCAAAATAGGAATATGCTTTACCTTTCTCCGGTTTATATAATCTAAGTTTTTCAAGTAAAAAAGCAATTACTTCCTGCTGCACATCTTCTATAGATTCACCATCAGTATAGTAAAACTTAAAAGTATGTATGATATTTTGTGTTAATTTAAAGAACCCATATTCTATACGCTCACGATACACCTTATCTCTAAAGTCCTGGTTAGTTGAAGCCACATATTCTAAAATAGCATTTTGAGTATCTTCAGTAAAGTAAGTATTGGATGTTTTGGGTTTACGTTTACGAGGCTGACCAGATTTGGTCAGCTCGATAACGGGTATATTAGTTTCTAGTTCCATTAAGGTTAAAGTCGTTTAGTTCATTCTGAAGTGTTTTAATGCTTTCGAAAAACCATCCTATTTCATCATCAGATTGAAATGTTCCCTTGTCATCAATTTCTCCCAATCTTCTATTAGTAACGTCAACAGCATTAGAAAACTGTTGGATGTATCTATCTTGACCATCAACCATTTTCTCTAGTGTCTCTACTTTTTTAAATAAGTTATAGGAAGTATAACCTAATACACCTGCTAAAAGGATTAATATAATAATAAAGGTAATCATATTTAGTAATTCATTTCATCATTCTCGATAGAGATAGTATCTCTTAAGCTAGCCACAGCTTCTCTCATTTCTCTAAAGGCACCAGCGATAACGCTCATATCTTCACTACGACTAATTGTACTCTCTAAAGCAGCAACTTTGTGATCAATTTTTTCAATTTTTCTAAGGGCTTGTTCTTTGTATTTCATTTTTTTATTATTTATAAGGTTTAATTTAATATACGAAGCGGAATTGGAGCAACCACGTTTTTTCCAAATTATTTTTAGGAGCAGCAGACACAATACATCATCAATAAATACATATATACAAGACGATGCAAGACAAAAAAACCCGTCTTTTTAGGGACGGGTTAGCCAATGCAATAGAACGCAAAGGGGAGATTTCTTATCTATCGTATAATTGTTTATCGTGAATTAACTCATTAGTGATACCATAATTTTCATCTTCTAATCTCATTAATTCATCTTCAGATAATGGAGTACCATCTTTAAATTCAGCATATGATATTTGAGCATCAGAAAAATCCGGAAAATCTTCCATTTCAATATTATCAATTTCAATTGAATTAATATCTACTTGTTTTCCATCTAATGTTACAGCTTCGCTTAACACTTTGGATTCAGTAATAATACCAGCTAGTTTTTGAAGGCGTTTAGCTTCAGTTATAAATTGTTTTTTCATTATTTTTTAGTTTGTAGTTGTTGTTTAATTTCTCTCAATATCTCGTTTACACTAATTTTCTTTACTTTATATGTGAACGCATTTTTGTCGATCATAGAATCAACTACTTTTTCCTCAACATCAGTTGAAGCAATAAAGATACATTTATCATCATCTTCCGTCTCTGGTACGTCAACAAAGCTACTTTGATCTAAACCAAATCCAGATCCGATTTGAGATAGGACTTTATTCATACGATTTATAAATGCTGCTTTATCTTTATCTTGTAATATATATTCTGCCATAATTAATTATTAAATTGATCGTCGTACCAATCGGTTTTTAATTCCTCAAAAATTTGTTCTAATCTATTTTGTGTTTTACGATTTAATGATTCGATATCAACATCATCAAAATCTATCAACTCATCTTCATATTCTTCCCATGAAGGACCTATTTTGTCAAAATCAGTAAGTGTAATATAATCTCCTTGAAAACCACCATCTTCATCACCATCAAAAAGAAAAGTAGTACTAAGTATTAAAGAGTAATTCAATTCAGATGTCTCTACTCTATATGTACATTTAAAATGAGTTTTACGAAATTCAACTTTCTCGTCACAATCTACATCATTAAAATCTAAAGCTTTATTAATTAAGTAATCGTCAAGTTCAACTATTATTTCCTCATCTTGCTCATTGAAACTATCAGAACCCTCAGCTAGAAGCTTTGAATTGCGGGTCATTTTATTTTTTATTAAAAACGATTTTAAATCAAAGTTATTGGTCATTATTTTTTAATTTATATTAAATGCTGGGTATAAATATATTGAAACCATATGAATATAAGACCGTGTAAAAATACTTGACACGCGCGAATTTGCGCTATACTTGCGTTATTTGCGCCGGTTTATCCTCTAACACTAAGTATGGTACATCATCTTTTGTGTGGCGTAATTCACCCTCGGCCATTATTTTTTTAAAATATTCCGGATAAAGAGGACCGGCCCATTCTATGGTAGCGTTCATGTATATTATCATGATTTCTTTTTAACTGTGTCAAACCATTCTTTAAATGTACCTATTAATCCAAAATCTTTTCCAAGTACAAAAGCTTGTTTTGCTATGTCTATAACTTCTTCCTCACTATAAAGTGTTTCTTGTTTAGGTTCTTCGGGTCCACAATCACAAGTTGTAGTATGCCCACAATAACATTTAGTTGTTTCGTCATACAATCCTAAATCCTCATCCGCTTTCATCATATTGATTAGAGCTTGTTTAATTAATCTAGCATTTATCTTCTCCCATTCTTCAAACGATAAGTCGGCCCTTGGGTTTAATTTAATGAACTCTTTGTATTGTGATTCTAGTGTTGACATAATTTATTTTTTTATTACTACTTGTCTTATTCTATCAAATAACTCTTCTAGGTCTTTTGCCGAATCTACTGACCATTTCTCTGTTTTTAATACAAAGAAACAATCTTCATCTCTATCTATTCCTATACTTGAATGTGCTTTTATCTCTAAAAATTCATATTCGTCTTGATCTGATAGACAATTGGCGTCTTGTGAGAAACTAAATGATGCGTGTTCTAATAATATACCTTGTTCTTCCATAGTTCTTATTTTCATGCTCTAAATATACGAATAGTCTTTTTATAATCCACACTCTCGTATATACGTTTCGGCTTTGAAAGAAATTTTGTAGAGAGAAGGAGTTCACCCCCTCGGATTTTGTGGCTAAAGGGGTTATAATGATTTTTATGGTATATTTGTATATATGAAATGCGCGGGCGGGTTTTTGTCGTTTATCTGTAGGGACGGGGCCTTCTCACATTTTTGTAGCGCAGCGTCGATGGACCGCAATTACCGTGGGGCCATTTCGCCGTCGCAGCGCGCGCGCAGCGCTAGCGGATCAGAAAAGACCTTCCTCCCTCCAGAGCCCCAGATCCGGCGATCTTTTTTGTCGCAGGCCCGGCTCCCGTGTCTCTTTTATTTCAGGCATGCGCGCGCGCGCTAGATTAACGAAGGCGACCATTTGGCCGCCTCTATCGTGTTGTGTGTTGTTGTTTAGTGTACGCGCGTATCCTATTAAGTGAACGCTATAGCTGTTACTATTGCTGATATCCATATGATAATGAATATTCCTGCATTTATGTCTTGTCTTTTCATAGCGTTATTGCTTTAGCATGTTTAATTTATCAATCGTACGTAATGCATCTTCTTCATCGCATACAGGTATCATTTGGTTTTCTCCTAACACATACCATCCGTCGTATCGTTCTTCTGTTCTTAATTCGCCTGTTAAATCGAATTCTTCTCCGTCACTAAATTTTAATGTAGACATAATTTTAATTGTTTTAATTGTTAATTGTTGTTTTAAACTCAGATATAAAATTACAAACTATAAATCTATAAACCAAACTAAATATAAATTATTTTCAAACTATTTCATCATTTATACTTATACTAAATTATTCTTCTATAAACCACATTAATATATCTTCACCTACTAATTCAAAATTAATATCACCATTAAATTCTTTATTTACAATCATTCCATTTTTTAACCTATTCTTTAACTCAATCCAATCATCTACAAACTCATCATCATAATTTTCTCTATCATTATACTCCTCATCTTCAAATAAACATTCAACTCTTTCTCCACTTTCATACTCATTATCATTTCCACAACCAAATAAATCAATTAAAATTTCTTCCATTTTTTCTAATTTTTAATTATTAATATTATTTTTTAACACTATAAAATTACAACTTTAATTCAACATAACCTAACTAAATATAAATTATTTTCAAACTATTTCATCATTTATACTTACATTATTTATTTTTATTCTTCATCATCATTTAATCCATTCTCTTCTTTATACCCATCAATTATCATCTCCTTAATATCATCACTTAAACTACTTTCATTTAATAATTCAATTAACCCATCTAAACACTCATAACTAAAATCACCTCTATAACACCCACCCCAATCACACATCATATTATCAAATAAAAATATCTCATTTAAAAACCCACTTACACTCTCACAACCAACACTTCCCATACTACAACCATACCTTCCCCCACTAACATATAATCTAAAATCAACAAACTTCTCCAACATTTTACTCCACTCATCTCTATCCATTCTACTATCATCCCCAACACCTAAATCATTCCAACAATACTTCTCATAAACATTCTCTAATTCTAACTTAACTTCTTTACCTAACATTTTACCTAAATACTTTTCCATAACACTAATTTTTTAATTATTATTTAATTATTTTAACACTATAAAATTAACATATTAATTCCATATAAACAAACAAATCACAAAATATTTTTAATATATTATTAGACAAAAAAAGACTCAATTAAGAGTCTTCTAATTTTAATAATTTAATTTCACTTTCACTTTCATAAACATTGTAATTATTAAAAAACCACTTTTTAACTGTTTCAAATGAACCATCAAATAATTCTTGTGAGTACATATCTTTAATTAATTCATCTAAATCATTAACTTCAAAAGTGTCATTTACGTCTTCAATACTAATTACTAAATAATTTTTCATAACTTTAATTTTAATTATTAATTGTTGTTTTAAACTCTGATATAAAATTAAGGAAGGAGGCTTACACCTCCAACCTTATTTTAATTTATTTATTTCTCACCCTCAAAAATAACATATTTTATTATATCATTTTCTAACATTAAATTTCTAACATTATTAATTTTATCATTTAATAAATCTTTACTTTTAAAGAAACTTTTAAAATTATACATTCTATCATTTCTTTCAAATTCAATATTATTTTCTAATAAAACATTCTCACATTTCTCACAATCTTTTAAACCTTTTTTACTACCATAAAAGCAAAACCCAAAACTTAATTTTTTCATAACCTTAATTTTTTAATTAATTATTTATTTTAACACTATAAAGATAATAATAAAACACAACATAACAAAATATATTTACAATTATTTTACCATTTATATTCATTCTAAATAACTAAATATAGCTTTGGGTTAATATAGATTAAAAAAGACTCAATTAAGAGTCTTTAATTTTTATTATTTTTAACTCCAAATTTCCAAATCAGTTAAATTATATTTTAATTTAATTTCATTATAAACATTATCACGATCATTATCATTATTTACAGTATAATGATCATTATTATTTATAACAACTATACAACTTAACTCACTATAAACTATATCAGCTAATATACTCTCTAAACAGCTACCATCACAATCTTTTAATTGTAACTCACAACAGTAAACATTATTTACTGCATCGTCAATTTCACAATTAAACTTTTTACTGTTAAATTTATTAACATCGTTTAAATTGTCTGTAAAATTCATTAATTTAATTTCCATAACCTTAATTTTTTAATTATTAATTGTTGTTTTTAACTCTTATATAAAGATATAAACTAAACATAATATAACCAAACATTATTATAATTATTTTTCATTTTCTTTTAAATTTTTTTTCCACCCAAGCCATATCCCTATAAGCACTATAATGTTCATCCCAAATGAGGCAATCACCTCATGAATGTCCTTATAAATGTTCATTGTAAGATGGACATGCCCTACCACCCAAAATGGCACCGCCAGATTCTCAGCGATCCAGACGATCAAAAATGTAATAAATGTCTTGTACTTCATGGCTATAAATAGAGGCGGCTCACCATTTCTGATGAGCCGTCTCAAAACAACATTAAAAAATTAAAGCATAACTACCTGATTATGTCTAGATCATCAGTAGGTATTTCAATTAGGTCGCCTCGCATGTTGTAACAAGACCACTCTTCACTATATTCATCAAACAAGTATTTGTAATCCACTCCAGAATCTTCTGATCCCGCACTTGGGAGGTATTCATAAATGGTTGTTTGTTGTTGTTCTTGGTTTGGCTCATTTCTGTCACGCCCGTAAAAGACAGTATCATCAATTAAGGTAGCTAATGAACTTATGTTACCAAAAGAAAGCAATTTAATTACACGCTCAGGTCTGTCATAATACTCTCTTAATATTCTACCTACACCTGTAGGGTAACCGTCGAAATGACAGTACACAAAAAACACCTGTTTATCCTCTTTAAGAGTCCCAATGTATGATCTCGTTGACATTATTGTACTGGTATAAAAACTGGTGTGGAACAAAAAACCTGACCTAAATTTATCTCAGTCGGTCTAGACACCTGCACTGCTTTAACCTCATTATTGAACACTTGTGTTTTAATAAACGAGGCAACTAATGTTTGAATTGGAAATGAACAGTTCTTAACAGGAACTCCATTGTACGTCCAATAACCGTTTTTGATTTTAATTTTTGCTTTCATAACTTTTATTTGTTGTTTAACTTTGATATAAAGATACGGTGAGGCTTTCGCCCCACCAAATCTACTTTAATTAAGCTTCACCCATTTGACCAAACAGTTTCTTTAACATTTCTGTTGCTTCAGCTGGTACATCATCTTCATTATCATTTGGCTCGTCTTTATTTTCCATATGATGTTCAAACAACATATAAGTAACCATTTTAAGTACCTCATCTAGTTGAGGGCTCTGTAAGGCGGCATTAGCAAATGCTTCTGATATACCTCCTAATGTACCTTCTACTTTAAGAGACGTTACACCGTCTTTTACTGTTAAATGAAACAAACAATCTTCTAATACGTTCTCGTCTGTTTCTGGGTTTTGATCTTCATTCATAATTTAATTTTTTAATTGTTATTATTATGTTTTTAACTCTTATATAAAGATACGAATTGTATTTCTATAAACCAAATAGAGACAAAAAAAGACTCAATTAAGAGTCTTTAAATTTTAATTAAACAAAATCAAATACTTCATTTAAACCTTCTTCATCACTTGTTAAATGTTCTTTAGATGTTATTTCAAATAATTCTCTTACATCTTCAATGTTTGTAAGTAAAACATCATCTTCACTAATTACTTCATTTATTAATTCTATTTCATCTTCAGTTAATTGTCTATTGTAAATTTTCTTTACACTACCAATACTTGAATCATAAACAAAACCATAAACATTTTCTTTAAATTTTAACATAACTTTAATTTTTAATTGTTGTTATTAACTCTGTTATAAAGATACGAATAAATTATAACACAACAAAACAAAACATAAATTAATTCAAATAAAGACGTTGATGATTATATGCCGCTATAAGGTTAGTGCCGGCTAGAGAGCCATACTGTTCTTTTATCTGGCTGTGGATCTCTTCTGGCGCGCGCGTGGCCTGAAGACACTCCCCGAGCAGGCGGGCGAACGTGTCATTCGATTCGGTTACGGACACCTGATCAAATGTCTTGACGCCGCAATAAAAAGCCTCGCCGGTCTCAGAGACAAACATCCCGCTATAGAAGCCCTTGAGCTCATGTCGGTTGACAAACTGGTCTGCGTTACACCAGATAAAAATGTTGTTGTCCTTCTGGCTCAGCGCCTCAACTAGATCAGCCCCGATCACATAGCCCGAATAGGGCCGGGCGAATGGAAATTGCCCCACGGCAAACAACCCGCTTGGACTCCCATGCCCCATCATCATCACTTGATCGTGCGTCTGGATTGCCTGAAGTATATCTTCTTGGTTCAGGCCCCCAGTCACTAGAGTGACCTCATCTAGGCCGGCGTAGATTGGCTTGAGGAAATCAGTTGATTTGTCTTTAGGGTGTATAACTAATGTTTTCATTTTATTCAATTTTAAATTAGGCTATAAATGTACGACAAAAAAATGTCCCAAACACGTTGGGACAAAAAAAGCGCCTAAGCGCTTTATTTATTCTTCTACACCACACAAATCTTGTGAGAGAATGTAATCATACAAACAATCCATCTTTCGTTCAAACGATAAATTTACTATATAATCTTGTACCAAAAACCCACTTATAGAATTTTCAGATAACATTCCTAAATCAACGTAAGGATATTCCTTATCAAAATAATCAATAACATCTCTAACTGTTTCTTTCATGACCTTAATTTTTTAAATTACTATGATATAAAGATACGAATCATATCTCGTGTAAACAAAAAAAAGCGCCGAAGCGCTTTAATTAATATTTCTGCATTATAATGTCGGCGAAAGCATAAAACTGATCCCAATCGTCTTCTCTCATTAAATCTACAGCTTCTTCAAATTCTCTAATAAACGCATCTCTTTCGATAGTATCGTCTCCTAATTCTAGATCATCAGCTAAATTTTTAATTTCGTTTTTCATAACCTTAATCTTTTAAAGCTTCTCTCATCATATTAATCATTAATTTTAACTGGTCCTCAGCACTGTCTTCTTTCTGTTCCAGCACTTCATTCATAGCACGTTTAGTCATTCTTTCAATGTCATCATTCACTGAGTACTCATCAAAAATGTGCTTTAAAGTGCTTGCGATTGATTTTTTAGTTGCCTCACAGCTAGACGTCTGTAAAACACCAGTTATAACTGCTAATAAGCCTGCTCTCTGGTGTACTTTGTTTAAAATGTCTTCTAATCCCTTCATGATTTAATTTTTTAATTGTTATTATTGTTTTTAACTCTGCTATAAAATTACGAATTGTATTTCTATAAACCAAACATAGATAAAAAAAAAGCGCCGAAGCGCTTTAATTAATTATTCTGATCAACCTCACCCAACGGCATCAACTTATCTTCCATTTGTTCCCTGATGCAATCTAAATCTACATCTACATTGATTAATTGAATCTCGTTTCCATTCAAATCAAACTCAGCCGTGCTCAGATCTAACAAATCATCTCCCATGCGGGCAAGAGTATCTATTATTCTATCAATTGCTGCTCCGATTTCTGTTACCGTAACGTTTGTCACATCGTCTAGAGACTCAATTAAACGAACGACGTCGTCTTTGCTAAAAATAGAACTCTCAGAATTCAATACACGGTTTAATACGTCTTGTTTTTTCATAACCTTAATTTTTAATTTAATTTTTAATTGTTGTTTTTAACTCAGGCATAAAATTAATATCTTTTTACCCGGCAACCAAGTTTTTCTCAATTCATTTTCGCTTTGTTTTATTGTGTTGTTTTTTTCTTCTTTAAATTGGGGTAAAGGTACGAAAAATTTCTGATATATCCTAGTAAAACAAAAATTGCTTATGAACAATTACGAACAAAAATATTATGTACGACAAAAAAAGACCCAACATTTCTGTCGGGTCAATCCTCATGAGTGCGTTTGAGTGGCTTTTACATTGCCAGAGCCGGTCTTCCTCGCTTGATGGTCTCACCATTCGCCTTGCGTGCCTCAAAAGCAGCTAATCGTTGTTGACGAGCACTAGCTGTATTGACGCGTCGGCCTTTTTGGACTGGTCCCTCTAGCTCAAGAGCCGCTCTGGCAGCTAATCTGGCTTGGCGGGCGCTACCCAAATTAATTTTACGTCCACGAGCTTTTGTCTCGCTTGTGTGGGCGTCTAACAGCGCTTGAAGAGCTTCTGTTTTCATTTGATGTGCTGGGCGTTGCGTTTTGATACCCATTTCTTTTACTGTTGCAATGATTTCATTACGTGTCATAACCTTTAAATTTAATGTTAATATTTGTTTATTTTAACTCTGCTATAAAATTACGACACAAAAATAACGTAGCCAAATTTCTAGCAAAAAAAGTTGTGAACAAAAAAAAAACACTACGGTCTTACCACATAATGGATAAACCAAAAAAACCAAGTGCAATTTGGACCATGTGGACGTCGTCGTCTAGATCAAAATTCTCATCTACGTCGCCAGCGACATATTGTATTCCAAAAAGCAATCCATAAACGGGAAACGGTACGATAATAGGCATATAAAATTTATTTTATGTTTAATATAATATACAAAAAAAACTTGAGGTAACCAAATTTGTCGCCGAAATTGCATTGTTCACAACAAAATCGCCACTTCATTGTGAATGAGAATTCCTTCCGCGTGTGGCGACTGAGGATACTGCAATAAAACAACAAAACATCGCACAAATATTGAACAAAGCGTTACGAAACGTTGTATATACGTTTTGGTTTCGAAGGAAACGGGACGGAGCGGGGCGGGGATTTGCCCCTACACAACAAACCACAATACCCATTATTATATAGCATTCCATATACTATAATGCATTTGTTACAAAAAAACCATTACCACACAAACTGTTTGACCTACTTGCGTCTTGTTCTACAAACGTTACTATACTGCTTAAGCAACAAAAAAACCGCGTTTATTGCGCAAAAATACGCGATAGTTTCAATGAACTCCAATTATACATGGCGTTGTGTACAACAAAAAAACAATGCGTTAAACAAAAAAAACCTACGGTACCCTATTCCCATTATCATCCAACTCCCATAACCACATAAATCTCAGTCCATTTATTATTCTATTATCCACCGTTACCCAATCCTGTCTCGCTATAGCGTGTTCCATTTGTTGTCGTTGCCATTTATTAGTTTGATGTGGTGCTTCAACTAGATCTCTCATCGGTATGTCAATTATATATTGTTTACCCTTATACACAATTCTTTCTGTATCTATTTTATTTAGCTGAGTATCCATTTGTCTTATTTTATCCATTCGTTCATTCCATTCTCCATCGCCTCAATTATTGTTTGAGTAGGATTGTTTTTTAGTGAGTTTAGTGCCGACCAAATTACTTCGGTCTCTAAACCATATTTTTTGGCTTCTTGAAGTATAGAATGTATTTCTTTGATTTCCTCCATAACCTTATTTTAATTCATTATTGCTCGAGGCATTCCTGTATTGTACTTCAATTGAACATAGAATTTAAGTGCTTTAATATTAACACTATCTGCTCTACCAATTGCTTCTTGTAAGTCATTATCCACAATCGCTTGTACAAAGCTACCTCCCGGATAACCTATACCCCATTTAGTCATTAATATGCTTGTTCCTATCTCAATGATGTGTTCTATTTCATCATCGCTTTGAAACATGCTACCTAAATTTTCTGGTGTTCCGTTTTGAGTGAAATATTCTCTAACCACTTCTCTAACGCAATCATACTTTTCGTGAATTTCCATAACCATTTGTTTTAAATTATTTGATGTTGTGGTAGGAATCGAACCTACTATCTCCCTTTCGATCGGTGCGTATACCAATACGCCTCACAACAGACCTTACAATGTAAGAGAATATGTAACAATTATTTTTTAGTGTCTTCTAATATAGATTCTATCAATTCTAGATTTTCATCTGTAAGATCATCTCCAATCAATACCTCATCAAATCCCTCTCCTCCTACATTATGGAATGGAATTAATCCCTCTCTAATATTAGACGGTGTGTATCTGTCTTGCTTTCCACAATCAAAATAAAGTGAATCTTCATTTTTATCTACAAGTGTACCGATTATATCTTTTCTATTGTCTATGTAATACTTTTTACCTACTACTAATTCTGATCTGTCTACTATCATAACCTTTTATTTTAATGTTTCTCTTAATTTAGCTAATACTTTTTTCAAGTGCCTTGTATTGTCATAGCTGTTTATAAAGCTACCTGAGATTTCACTTGCTGTAAATAATGTCTTTGTTATATATCCTTGAAAGAATCTAGAATGACATTCTTCTAATATTTCGGGGCATTTACTTTCACTTGTCATTAATCCACATACCCAAAAGTCATCTCGTTTCTCCAATAGGATATAGGGATGATTAAATATTGTATGCATATAAACATCTCCTACTTTATTAAATTTAGGCTTTCTCTTCTCTGATGGTACTGGTAAACAACCTACCCATGACATTAGTTGTTCTGGGTTGTATTTACCTGCTTTTATTTTTTCTAGTAATTGAAACTTATCCATAACCTTTGTTTTAAATTATGCTATAAATTTACGAATACAATTCCTATAAGCCAACCTAAATTATGATTGCTTTTACTACTTGGTATTTTTCTCTATCTTCATATATTAACATTTCTGCTCTTTCATGATTACCATAATACCATTCTGTATTTACATTCAAAGCTATATCTACTTGTAATGTATTTATATTATCAACATCATTGTATCCTCCTTCATACCCTGGAGTCATTATAAATACATCTTGATTTTCAATAGTGCTTAGTTGCTCGATTAGTTGTTTTACTGTCATGATTTATTGTTTAATTATGTCTACAATTTCTTCTACAATTTCATCTAAGATATCCTCATCAAGATTACTTATTACATCTCCGAATCCACTTCTATCACTTAACATCTCTAGAATTTTCCTTGCTTTTTGTGTTAGTTTCATTTTTATACTTTTATTGCTGTTACAAGTAAGTGTTTGAATTGTTTCTCATCATCGAAAAGGTATTGTATAAACCGTACTTCATAATGATTACCTCCTATGGAGATTAACTCTCCTATTCTAGGCTTTATTATCTCTGTTTCGAAATCATAATCCTCATGACCCTGTCTCATTATAACCATTCTAACTTTTACCATATCTTATCTGATTTTAATTTCCCAAATTTGAATCATTTTTAAACTACCATCGTGCTTGTAATTGCCTAAGTACTTATAAAGTCCCACATAAGCATATTTCTTTTCCAACTCAAATGTCTCTGGATTGTAATAATCGTGTATTAAAATTGAGTATCCAATAAATCTAACTAGTTTGTAATATAATTTTCTTATCATCTCGTATATACGTATGTTTGTATTGTGTTGTGTTACTGCAAGCTTTGTTTATGCTTTATTCGGACTTATATTGTTCCGGATAGTATTTTGCATATAATTCCGCTTCTAATTTACCACAATCATCACATTGAATGCCTCGTCCAACTGTGTTTAGAAATTGGTCGTATGAGCAAAGATCATCTAATTCTTTTGCTTCCTCATCTGTAAGATCGGTTCGTTCTAAATTCTTCCACCAACCTTCTCCACCCCACTTCTTGATTTTATCTTCTGCTTCCGGAATAGGAAGACACATTGCTATGAATCCGTGATAACAATCTTCTTTTTCTTCACCGCAGTGGTGACATTTTTCTAGTTTACTCATTTCCTAAATTTTTCTTAATGTGTTCGTCCCATTCTTTATTTAGTTCATCTAGCTTATCTGCTATAAGTCTTAAAGCATACGAGCTCCAATACCCTGAAAGTTCATTAGGGTAAAATCCAAAGAATCCATCATCCTGTACTGTGAACTCACCTATCTTTTTTGTATTGAAATATACAACATATACTCCATCTATAATATACTCTAAATTTATCATTTCCAAAATATTTGCACCCCCATTATCGCTAGAGATAGGATTAGACATATCCCTGTTTTTAATGTAATTGGTTCTCGGAACCAAATCCAAGACATAAAGGTAAATACAATAGCTCCGACAGCAAAACCTACTAAACGAGAAGGCCATAAATTTCCCTCAAAATAAGCAACCATATGTTTTACAGATAGTAAATACAATAGCGATAATGGAAAACCAAATGCTGCCATTATTAATGGATTATCTTTCATCCAAGTGTATTTGAATTGACCTTGTAGTTGTATAAATGTAAGTATTTGAGCAAACGCTCCGTATAATAATCCTAGTATAAAATTCATGTGTTATTTATCTAAATACTTATTAAATGTTTCTTTTGCTTTTTCTAGATTATCTTTATCTTCTGTTAAAATAGTCATAATAATAAAACCTGCTTCGTCTTCAGTACATTTATGTTCTATTATTTTAATGTAAGTATAAAGATCAACTCCCAATTCATTTGCGATACCGTTATCCATCATGTTGTATAATCCTGCCATATCTAATTTTTTATAAAGATATGAAAAAAGGCTCGCGTTAGCAAGCCTTCAATCAATTATCTTTGAATATTTTAATTTCTATTTAGCAAAATATTACCTGCTGAACCAAATACGTTGTTTGAACCATATTCAGATGTACCATTTGTTGCTCTGATACGTGCTGTCTCTGCTTTATATAATTCAAGTAATTTAGGTTGTGATAAGATTTCTTTTGTTTTAGCATCATACTGTGCTGCTTCGTAGTTACCTTTTGCTAATGCTACTTTCTTTAATGCGGTTTGTTCAGCTTGTTTAGTTTGTGATATAATAGTTGCTGTTTCTTGTAGTACTGCAATCTTTCTTTCAATAGCTGCTTTGTATGATTTAGGCAATTGCATTTTAAGAATTGCAATATTGTTTAATGTAAATCCTTCCTTCTCTAAAGAAGCTGTTAAAGATCTTGTTACATTACCTTCATACACATTTCTGTGCTGTAATAAGCTATCTGAAGCGAAGTTAACTGCATTGTCTAGTAACTCTTTTCTAACTATAGTTCTTACTCTTGAATTGATTAAATCTTCCATATCAACTCTATACTTGATAAATAACTCAGCTGCTCTTGCTCTCTGCAATTGTAAGTTAATAGATACATCTAATCCAAATGTAGCTCCATCTGCCGACGTTACATCAATATGTTCATCTGTTGGAGAGTCTTCATTTGAATCTGCTGTCCATACTTTATGCTGAACTGATGTTGGATACATAAACACGTCCTGTGTTGGTGGGAAATAGAAGATAAATCCACTTGCCATTTCAATGTTGGGAACTCCTTTATTGGTTCCAATCTGATCTACTACCAATGCTACTTCTGCCGAATCGGCAATCTTACATGATCCTGCTAATCCTAACACTACTAAAACTACTGCTACTGCTACTAAAATTCTGTTCATAACTACTTTTGTTTAAATTGATTTAATTGTTTATTTTTATTTATTATTCTAATCCTAATTTTTTTCTCTTCCAATTACTTTTTGTTCCTTGTCCAAACATTGCATCAATTCTAGACTTTGACTTACTCCAGGCTGGAATTACTCCTACATACTCTATGTGATATGGAAAAACTAATCGAATGAATGCAGGAGACCTTTCAATATCCTTTTTTACAGTTGCTGAGTAAGTAGGTTGTATTCTCTGAGTATATTCTCCAATGTACACAGTATACTTATCTCCTAATTTATCTAGATAATCTTTTATAATTTGATCATTTAATATACCATCATACTCAGATAGAAACATTCCTAGTACTATTAAGGATATAATTACTAACGCTACTAAAATTATTATTAATAATATCATAACTTTTCTTCTTTTTCTTGTTTAACTTCTTTACTCTCTCTATACTCTGTTATTAATTGTACTGCGGCCTGTGAGAATTTATAGGCACATGTAAAAATTGATATCACAATCAATAGGAAGCATATTACCCCAAATGTAAATGAAAGATTGCTTGGTTGATTCATTAAGGATGTTCCCACACCTATCAATTGGAAAGATACTATCCATCCTATTAAAAATCCAATTGTCTTTAAAATTGTTTTTGTCTTCATTTTAATTGCTATTTGAATTATTTTTTATTAAAATTCCAAATAAGAAATTAATACCTAATGCCTGCCAAAATCCTATTGGATTGATCCCATCTATAGCTCCTACTAGAGCGTTATTCCAAAGCCATTGTGTTGGCCAAGCTAAAATAACTGCTGTTACTGCTAATACTCCTAATGCTGTTAATACTACTTCTAATTTATTCATTATTCTTCTTTTAAAGTTACTACTTGCACATAACGGAACCCTGTATAATATTGTGCTCCGTATAATTCCCAACCTAATTGGAGGTGTTGTGTTATCTCATCATCTAAACGAGCCACAAGTGAATGTTCTATGGTTTTATATTTCACTATCATCGGTTGGTTCTGTTTTATTTGATTGTGGTCTACCTACACCTAATCCTTCATACTTTAATAATGCATTAGCACAATATATTTGTAAGCGTTGTAGGTTTTTAGCTTTAGATATCTCTTCGATCATTTTTAATCTATCCGATTCTTTAATACTACTTTCAGCTAAGTGATCAAGTGCAGTTTGTTGTGCTAATTTGAAATCTTTAGTTTCAAATACTACATTTGCTATTTTAGCTAATGTTGACTCAATTTGGATACGTTTTGTCATAATATTAATTTTTAAAGTTGTTTATTGGTAATGAGTTAAATATATTTCCTAAAGTTAAGTAAATAAGATTAAATATAACAAATGCTTTATAAAAACCTGCTGTGTGGAAGGGGCCTACTATGTGGTAAATTCCTATAAGATAGACTAATGAAAATAATACAAAACAATAATTAAGAAACTTGACTTGGTTATCAAATTTACGTTTATCATTAGTATTAAAAAATAGTTTAACAATACCTTTTGATGCCCAAAAGTATATTAATAAAAATAAAAATGTGTATGCTATTGATTTGATTTCTTTATTCATAACCTTTATATGTTTTAAATTATGCTATAAAATTACAAAAGGAGGCTTGCGCCTCCAAGTTTGTTTTAATAGTTGTCGTAATCGTCATTACCATAATCGTCATCAAACCACTCGTCTGTTTCTTTAAGTGATAGTAAATTTTCACCTTCGTTGATTAAAGTATAAACAACACCTTCTATTTCGGCTTCAGCTAACTTATCTATAAAGTCATCTATATTGTCTACTTCATATTCTTCAAAGTAACCTTCAATAATGGTTAACCACATCTCATCGTTTTCTAACTGTGAGTGAATTTCAAATAATTGATCGTAAATATCCATTTCTCTATTTTATTTTAGTTAATATATTCTTCTGCTAATTGCCATAATTCACCATTGAAATACATATCTGCGGTGAAATTTTTTAAAGCTCGTACTTTACGTGTTTTTCTACCCTTATTGTAGCTAATCCCACCATTTACTAACTTCTCTTGCACTCTATTAAATACTGCCCATAAATCTGAACCCATATCTAAGTTACGTTCAGCTAATAGTAATTCATCAGCATTTACTGTTATGTCTTGGTTTTTCCATCTGATTTGGGCTGCTCTTATAGCAAATTCAATTTGTTGCTCATCTGACAATGATACATCTCTGAATGAGTTGATTTTATTTACTAGATTAGGTAAATTTTCAATCATAACTAATACTTGGGCACGCAATTGTTCAAACGTATAACCCGAATGACGAATTGCTACGTTACTAAATTCAGCATCAGCTACTACTAGACCATTAGAACATACCGTTCTATATAATCCTACTCGTAAATGAAATGCATTTTTACCATCGTGTGAATTAGTTAATAACAATTCCGGAAACACATCATCATTATTAGCACCTTTAATAGTGATGTTTTGATTTTGGAATCTAATAATGTGTTTTTGGAACCCTATTGACTTACGGGATCTAACTTCTTGGGCACTAACTGGTGTCCAACCCAACTCAATCATATCCATTACTACCTGTGAGGTAGGGATATGAGTATAATTTTGGGATAAATGAGGCGCTACGGTAGTTGTGAACGCACTTGGGCAAACTGCTTGTACTTCGGGAAGCACCATGGGTATTCTTTGATTTGTAATTTTCATAACCTTTATATGTTTTAAATTATGCTATAAATTTACGATAGAGAAATCGCCTAACCAAGCTTTTCTCGCTCTTTTCTTTCTCTTTCTAACTTTAATGCTTTAGTTAAATATAAAATAGCATCCATATGCTCTTCCAACGCATGTTGTAAGTAATCTTCCAAATCTAAATCAGTACGATCTAAATCAACACCATATTTTTTCTTTCCAAATTCAGCTCTATGTCTAAACTTACTAATGACGCTTGCTACTATACTATCCATTGTATATGTTATGTTTTTTTAAATGCTTGAATACTTCACTTTGAATTACTTCTTTATATGCTTCAGGACATTTCTTATCACATAATTCAAATATGTAAGTCTCTAATTGAGTTATTTTACTGTTTGCCTTACCTAATTGAGCTTGTAGCTCTTCAATTTGACTATTTTTTAATGTAATTAAATCTCTCATTTTACGTCAGGTTGTGTTTTAGTATAATATCGTTTGGTGCTATTTTCTTTGTAACTCTCTTTAATAGGAGGATACATTGTAATAGGGTTTAAATTTAGTTCCCAAAACGGTTTTGTTGTTTTTTTCTTTGTTTCTGTTGCCATAACCTTAAAATATTAAATTGTAAATTGTTGTCCATATTGCAATTGTAATGATCCCTAATGAGATCCAAACTATTGCTTTTGTATAATCTTTTTTCATTTTATTTGAATTCTCGATGATGTGCATGGTCTCTTAGTCGTCCGGACATTTCCATATCTTTATACCTGTTATAGAAATTATCTATAAGTCTATGTACTTTGTGGAAATGGTGGAATGTTTTACATGAATCTATTACTTTTTGAATCCACTTGTATACATCGTACTTGTTGTCTGTTAGTGCTGCCATTACAATTTACTGAATTTTAGGTGTCGGGTTGCTTCTACTGCTTCTAAAAATTGTTTATGAGCGTTTTCTTGTGATGGTTTTTTTCCCGTCGGTGTTAATAATTCCTTTACCGCTCTTGCTTTACCTTCTTCACCCCAATAAATAAAATATCCATTATCTTTTGTTACTAATCTAATTTCATTACCATTTACAATAACTGATGCTGTGAATTGTTCCATTCTATAAATTGTTTAATACTGTATCCAGCATAGTTGTTTCGTTTTTAAATAATTTAGCTTCTAGGGCTTGTCTGTTTGCTTCAATATGAGCGTGGATATTTTCTATAACCATATCATATGCTTTTGGATGCAACGATTTACAAAAGGAGAATTTTGTATTTGTTAGTTGAATACCTGTATTTTGAAGTAAAATGTAATAATGTTTCTGTTCATTAATAAGAAAATATTTATCCGTTAGAGGTGTCATCCGTAACGATGTTTTAGGATGCTCCAGCAATTTAGATATAATGTCTATGAATTGTTGCTCTTGAGATGTTGGTGTGTACTTAAAAAATCTTTTAAACATAACTTTTATTTTTAACTTTGATATAAAATTACGAAGAAAGGCTCGTGTAAACAAGCCTTTTATCAATTATTTTAATGTGAATCTCCTACATCATTCTTCTCTCCGTAGATCAAATAGTCGGGATTGATTACCTTTGCTACTTTCTTTCTATCACCTGATGAATGTTTAATTACAATTCCTTCATGTGGTACTTTTGTTCCTTCAATGAAGTTGTTAAATGTAAACCTATCCTGTACTTCTTGATTCCAAAGTCCAAAATAAAGTACTTCAATATAAGGTAAGTCTAGTGAATGAAATGTACCGAAAGTACCAGCTGGTGAGTTGTAAGCACCTCTAATAGTTGTATCAAATCCTATAAATCTAATATCATCTAATCCATAGTCATAGTTCTTTTGAATACCTGCTCCATAAATTTCTCCATAGATTACAAATCCACTTCCAATATCTACAAGACTAGCTACTCCATTTTTAACTTCATCCCAAAGCTTAGCTTTAATATCATACTTCTCAGCTATTGTTTTCCAAACATCTTCAGAATAAAATCCTTGAGAGTCAGATCCTTTCTCACAATTATGTGAACCGTAAATGTATTCATAGTCAATCCACTTATCAGCTAGTCTAAAGAATTTTTTTACTTTATCCCAGAATGACAATTTAGATTTTTTTACAATACCGTATCTAGCATTTGTACCATGAATCTTACGAGAAATCTCTACTGTATCTTCTGGTGTAAACATTCCTTCAACGTTTTTAAGGTTTGGGAATTTGTAATAGATATGGAAGTTCTGATTGTCTCTCCATTTAATCTTTCTACCTGAAGCAAGTTGAATTTGTTTAACTGGTGGTTCGTATTTGATAATTCCTAAGAACTCCATACAGTCGCTTCCTTCTTTCAAATCAAAGTCACCCATAGTGGTTTTACCACTAAGGTATTTCATTGGAATGATTAAACATTCAGAATAAACTCCTCTTAGTTTTACAGTTCTTACTCTACCTCCTTTTCTTAGGTAAGAAGTAACTCCCATTTCTTCAGAAAGTTTTTCTGGTATAACTGCATCAGTAGTTGCAATGATTGTCTCATCACCTACTTTAAATTCTCCTTTTCTAGTGATAGCATTCCATCCACCTGCGATTACAAGTTCGATGTTATCAGCACCTTCGATTGCTTTTACTTCATTTATTTTTGCTATAAAGCAAACTGAATTATTGTTTTCCATTTTTTATAATTTTATTTCAAATCTATCTTTCATTTGTACTAATTTCTCTTCTGGTACTCCATGCTCATTTACTCCTCCATGTCTATTTTCTACAATCAAAGAATAAACTCTGTATCCGTACTTTTCTGCTAAGTCAAAGTAGTAGTCCATTTCCCAAGTCTGAGTAAATGTATTTGATACTATTATTTTCTTAACATCATTTGTCATCCAAACTTTCGCAGTATTTTGACACCAAGCATGTGCATCTTTTAATTTAGAGGCATCAAATTCATACTTACCATTATATGTAAAATATTGGTCTGCTTCTATAGTCATATTTCCTAATGATTCTGCCAATGTTGATTTTCCTGATCCAGGTAATCCTCTTAATAAAAATAACTCTTTCATATCTTATATTTTTATAATATTAACTACTAATGCTCCAAGAGCGTAACCTAATGCTAAAGCAAAAGCCATTCTTATACGTTCATTCCAAAATTTAGATTCTACCATATAACCTGCAAATGGTAAAGCTAAAAACGGGCCAATAAAAGCAAAGAATACCATCCCCATTGTATTGGCTTCTGCTGTAAAGCGAATATAGAACGTTGAACAAATCTCTATAATTAAAGCACTTGTAAAAATTATTCCATATTTTATATTAGATTCTTTGCTCATGGTGATCCTTTGGTAAGGCTAATTTTTTAATTGGACGATCTTTCATTATCGATAATATCTCATTCATTGATAAAGGCTCTAAACCGTTTCCATCTACTCCAACATCCATTGCTTTACCATCTGCTAATCTTAGATGTGGTGGTAGATGAACGTGACCATGTAAGTGAATTACTCCTTGGTTCATATCATGCCAGGACGCAATTGGATAGTGCATACAAACGAAAGTAAACTTTTCAGTTGTTGCTTTATTGATTGGTCTTTTTACTTCTAATCTCAAGTAGTTTTGTACTGAAGAAAATAATGATTGGATACCTTCTTTGTTTCTTTCAATGTGGTGATCGTGATTTCCAAATATCAAGTGAATATTTTTACAAAGTATTCTATCTCTAAATTCTTGTACTTTATCAAATCCTCCAAATGACCAATCTCCTAAGTGAATTAAGATATCATCTTCACCAACCATACAATTAATGTTATTAATTAGAGTAGCATTCATATGATCAAGTGAATTGAATGTACGAGCGTATCCATCGTTCACAGACCAGTTTGTAGTAGCACTACAAATGTTTGAGTGAGCGTAATGTGTGTCTGATGTGAAGAACAATCTTTGTCCTTTTTCTAATGTAATTCTCATAACCTTATATTTTTAAATCTTTTATAAAATTACAACCTATATACTTATAAGCCTAATTTTAAATGAAATTTATTGTATTTGTTTCTTTATCCCAATCAAACGTCATTGGTTTTTGAGTGTATTCGTAAGCCTCGTCCAATACTGATGCATTGAAGAAGTGAGTACCATCTTTAAACTCATAACCATATCCTGAATGAATGTGACCACAGATGTGAATTTTTGGTTTTACGACTTCAATTCTTTGAGCTAATAACTCGCATCCTAATCCGTCCCAAGGTCTTCCTGCTACTGTATCTAAAGTTCCAAATGCAGGACCATGTGTGATAAGAATGTCTGTGTTGTTAGGAATACCTTCCCACTTACCTGCTATTTCAATTCCATTTTTTGGTAAATTGAATGCCCAAGAATAGAATTCCGGTTGCCAAGGTGATCCGTAAATGCGAATGTTATTTTCAGGCATATCTCCATTTGGACCATCTCCATACAAAACTAACTCAGCATCTTGAAGGTAATCGATTAGCGGATAATCTTTTAAGTATCCTTCTACTTCATGTGGTTCATTTTCAAATAAACGATCGTGATTACCTGCTATGAATACTTTATCTTCATATTGTTTCAATGATTGAAACCAGGTACAGAAACTATGAATATCATGTTTATTATACCCTGAGTTCATTAAATCTCCAGCATGGAGTAATAAATCTCCACCTGGTAGATCTTCCATAGGAATTAATCCATGTCTTGTATGTGTGTCTGATAATACTGTTATTCTCACTTTATTCTGATCCTTTTTTTATTAAATAATACCACAACCAAATAAATTTTGGTCTTATAAATTCATACCCTACCCAAATTAGAAAATATTTCATTTTATTCTAAATATTGTAGTATTTGTTCTTTTATTCCTGACTGTTTTATTCCTTCAGTTGAACGAGGAGTTAAAACAAAATTCTCTAATCCATAACCTCCATTAAATTGTAGACTCATGTTTAAATCATCAATAGCTACCCATTTATCAACTTGATTATTTTCTAACCATTCTTGGATTTCTAAGATTCTAATTTTCTCCAACCACCTTTTATACCAAAATAATTGAAAAGCACTATCATCAAAGTTTTTCAATAACGGAGTAAGTGCTATTGGTTTTTTTATTATCCCTTGTGATAAATAAAACTCTCCTAATTCCTCTAATGTAGCCCATGTTCTCCAATCTGAGGATATTACTATTTCTGCTCCTGTTTCTTCTAGGATTTGATTTAGTACTTTAATTGCTTTTTGGTCAAAGTTATCAAAACGAAGTTCAACAGGTAGATCTTTGTCAGCAACAGTTTTAGCTATGCTTTTTGTCTGCTTTTTAAATCTACTACCCCAATTATTGGCTAGGCAGATTACTCCGTCATTATCTAGAAATATTACTTTCATACTGTATGTTCAATTTGTACTCTTACACAGTTTTGAGGTAATCTATGAATATGCCTGTAGTTGTTTATATATCCCATCATATTTGCACTACCAACGGCATTTGCCGAATGTATTACAACATCAACAACACAAGCTCCATCCAACCATTGATTAACCAACCATTTTGTGCAATCCATTCCAGTCTTCTCTGTAATATTATCATAATTTAATTCGTAATTATGGTAAACATTCTTATGCCATTCAGCCATTGCTGAATCACCTAAATCGTGATCTAAAGAGATTACATCTATGTTTTCCAACCTAATATAAGTAACAGTATCAACAAATTGTTCGTAGTTTCTTACTACAGTCCAAGATGGATCAACTGGTGTTCTTACATCATCTAAGTATATTTTAATCTTGCTCATCTTTTTCTTTTTTTTCTTCGTCTTCTCCAAACAATTCTTCTCCTTTATAGTCAGGATAATTTTTATTCATAGAATCAATCCCTTCTACCCATACTGCGACTGCAACTAGCAGTCCCATTATACCACATACTAATCCCACCATCCTTCTATATTTTCTTCCATTATTTTAAATAGCAATTTTCTTGCTCGATCGTGATTCAAATGTGCAATATTCATTGCTATAACTCTTTTCATATCAGCTTCATTTTTACCATCCAAAGTAAATACTCCTTCACCTTTTAATACCTTTTTATAAACTAAAGGATATTTAGCAAAATAATCATCATACTTTTCCCATACCTCTTCCGAATTATATAAAGAATTTCCTGGTCTGTCTTCAACATCTGTAAACCATACTCTGTCTTTATGATAATCCATGTACTCCATTGTATAGTCTTCTTCTTGTACTTTTTTAATCAACTTAACACATAGTCTCATTCTACGAGCATCTTGTTGTGCTCTAGTATGAAAATCTCTTCTACCAATATAATTGGCTTGTGCTGTTAATTTATGCTGTAGTATTTCAAAAATATAATGTCCATCCCAATCTCTATCTTTCCAGATAACTGGAAACCAGTACCAAATGTTTTTTACTCCTTGTTTAAAGTACTTATAGTAATACTTTCCGTCATGTTCCCACCAAAGATATATTCTTCTAAAGAAGTTTGGTCTTGGTCTGTTGCTTAATTCTTCAAAAAAATCTTCCATTAATACTCTTCTTTAATATATTTGTAAATCATATAACCTCCTGCTACTATTATAATAACTACCCCTAAGGTAGTTGATGTCATTAGCGTTACTGCTAAAAATTCTAAATATGTTTCCATGTTATCTTAAATTTACTACAATAATCATTAGTATTAGCATTGCTACAAATGTAATTGCAAATGTTTTAATCTGTTTCATAACTTTTAAATTTTTTATAAATATACAAATAAAAGCCTGCATAAGCAAGCTTTTTATTAATTATTTTGTTACTGGGGTGTAAAGCATATAGACTAGGTCAAATGCAAAATCAAAGTCAAAAACCTTCCACTACCACAAGGGCAAGGACAAAAACTAAGTCTCAGTTTCGCTAACCAATCACCCATTATGGGATGTAACCTGTCTAGCTGTTGAGTTCTATCTCAGTTTGGGTTTAAGTTTGTAGGGAAGCGGTTTACAAAGGGCACGGGGCCATTTATGTCTGTCATAGAATGATTAAAAGTCATTTTTATATAGTTTTTTTAAAACTCCACTACCCCAGCATAAAGCTCTAAAGGATCAGCTTGTGCTTACCTTCTTAGCACCAAATTATTTTAATTGATTCAAGAATTCATTTACTACGTCTTGGAATCTTTCTGCTACTTCAATTTTTAAATTAACAGCATCTTGAATTTTATTTTGACGTTTTTCTTCAAAATCGTGTTGAGCTTTACGTTGCTCAGCCGTCCATTGCTCATATGCTAATTTATAAGCATTTGCTAGATCTGCATTTTGTTGATTTACTCTTGCTTGGATCTCACCTCTTTCTTTCTGAACTCTAGCGTTCTCAGAGGTAGTAGCATTTTTTACTTTAGATTTAAAGTAATTTACTTTTTGCTCATACCCTCTATGAAGTGCTGCTAACTCTTCGTGAATTATAAGCAATTGCTCAGGTGTATGGTGAATAGATACTTTCATAGGAGTTTTCTTTCCTACTTCAATTTCCATAAACTCTAAAGTTTTAATGGTAGGAAGTTCTGCTCTCAACTTATCTAATTTACCTCCTTTATGGATAAATTGTCCAATATGTGAAGCATAAGCCTCTGCTTCTATGAATTCATTGTACTCGGCTGTGGTTAAAGTATCCCAACCAAAATCTTCATCCACTTGACTTGGAAGTGTTTCTGAGATGATTGTAGGGCGTATTGGAACCTCTATATCATATTCGAATCCTTCGTATTTGATTTTATTGATTAATTCATCCTTAGCCTTAATATTCTCCATCAAGAATGCTTGAGTAGCAGATAATCTTGCTTTGTCTTGTAGTAATTGTACTACGTTTAAGGGGATTGGATTAGCCTGAGTTTCTATATAGGTTTCGGTACCTATTACTAATTCTTTAGAAACGTTATTAATATCAGCTAATTGTGCTGTAATATCTTTTGAACGTTGATTACACAAGTTAGAGATTGATGCTGCTTGTGACATTGATAACCCTTTTGATGCTAATGAATTTTTCATAACTATGATTTTTGTTGTTTTTATTTCTTATCTAAATATAAGAAGAAAGGTTCAGGTATCCAAACCTCTCTTCAAATACTTTCTTATTGGTGATGACGAATATACTTTCCATGTCTGTCAACTCGGACATTCATTTTAGTCAATTCGAAATTCCAATGGTTAAACTTACCCAAGCCAGATTTTTGTCTAGCCTGTAGGTTTGCAGATCTTACTGCTTCTTCTCTACCATTTTCTGTAGTTTCTACAAAAAACGTGGGAGCCTGAACACCAGTCATACTGGTAGGGACTACTCTCCAAATTCTCAATTTTTGAGTCATAAGTTAGCAATAGCTAACCTACATTGGAGATGAAGGAATTGACCTCATATTGAATAAATTTAGTGTCCTATACAGGGCTCGAACCTGTGACCTTCTCGTTATGAGCGAGCTGCTCTGACCAACTGAGCTAAAAGGACGATTTAGTAGCGGGTGAGGGACTCGAACCCCCGACCTTAAGCTTATGAGGCTCACGAGATACCAACTTCTACCAACCCGCAATATGGCGGTCCTAGAGGGAATCGAACCCTCATCATAAGCGTGACAAGCTTACATCCTAGCCGTTGAACGATAGGACCAGTTACCTGTCTTTCCAAGTTGTCAATCACTTACCTATTAGCCTCATAGGTCAATCCTCTTATGATCGATTTTGTGGAGCTATGGAGAATCGAACTCCAATTTATGATTTGCAAAACCATTGTAATAGCCGTTATACTATAGCCCCAATTGTAGCCCCACCGGGAGTCGAACCCGACTTTCATGGATGAAAACCATGTGTCCTAACCGATAGACGATAGGGCCATTTTGAGCGAATGGAGGGAATCGAACCCTCATCCCTTGATTGGAAGTCAAGAATAATTAGCCGTTATACGACATTCGCAATTATTGAGCTCTCGGCCAGGATCGAACTGGCTCTATTCCGGGTTACAAATCCGGTGCACCACCATTTGTGCGTCGAGAGCAAGTAAATTAGAGTCGGTTTTCGTATCCGTTCTGCAGGTTAGCCCCTGCTGCTTTACTATAAGCTAACTCTAATTTTATCTGTAGGCGGCCAGGCGCTTGGCGTCCAATCCTTCTGCCCAATTAAGGAACCCATATCCGGTAACCCGGTCCTACTATCGTACCCAAGGCGAGACTCGAACTCGCAAAATCTAGATCCTAAGTCTAGCGCCTATACCAATTCGGCTACTCGGGCATTTACCGCATGTGCGGTCACTTATCAATCGGTAGCTCCCTCTCGATGTCCATCTGTGGGTGTAACACATTTGGTAGAAGGTCGAACCTTAAATGAGGGCAAGGTAAGAATCGAACTTACTCTGCGGAGTTTGCAATCCCGCCGGTCTCCATAACCATCCTGCCCATTTATCACCTAGCCTGACCTTCCAGACAGTACATGTCACAATTAATTTGGCGCCGTGTTATGTAGTAGGTGATTTATTATTTTAAAATCCACTCAATCAGAGTATTCATTTTATATTGTTCTTCCCTTACTTTTATATGATCTTGAATATTGTCAATATTAATACCACTATATTTACTTGGGTTTTGAACCATATCATCCAAGTCTTCTGTATGCTTTAGCATCTCTTCGTACTTTTCTCTAATTTGTTGTTCGGTTTTCATATCTCTTTATTATACTTAAATATACGAACAATATTTTTAATAACCAATTAAAAGAATAAAAATGTTTCCCATTCTTTTGGAACATATGTTAGTTGTTTCATAAGCATTAAGTAATGAGGTCTTTTTGGTTCTACTATTTCTTTACCATATTCCTCCAGTGTTAAATCTGCTTTTTGTGAATTGCAACTTCTACATGCTGTTACTAAATTATCCCAAGCATTTGCTCCACCTTTTGATTGTGGAATAACGTGATCTAAAGTTAGTGATTTTAAATAACTTGATCCACAATAAACACATTCATAGTTATCTCTTCGATAAACATTCTCTCTTGTTAGAGGAACTTTTTGAATGTTTTGTTTTACGTATTTGTAAACCCTAATGATTGAAGGTTTAAAAATTTCTAGTTTTGGATTTACTAATCCGAATGTTTCTGGATGTTCAGCTATAACTTCTGCATTACCCTTATACGAAATCACGAAAGCTCTTTCGGTAGAGATAATGGATCTTGCCATAAAGCTTGAATCAATTACCAGTGTTCTTTGGTACTTACTCATGATAACTTATTTTAAAGGTTTGTATTGTGTTTTTCTGTTATACTTCCAGGTTCTGTATTCTCTGTACTTGAAGGCCCATATTCCGGATTTACATTTACTCCAATAGTCTTCAAACCACATTCCACCATCTTTGGATTGTTTTCTTTTTTCTTTTTTATACTCTTTCTGAGTATGATTTTTGATTCTCATTTTTATGCATTTTAAGTTAATAAACTTAATGCATATCGAATTTCTTTTTCATAATTAATAATTTTGCGCAGGCCGTAAGAATCGAACTTACCCGTAGCAGTTTTGGAGACCGTACCGACACCTTGTCTGTGACCCGCATTTTTGAACCCATACCTGGACTTGAACCAGGACTGAAACGTTAGAAGCGTTTAGTTCTTCCAATTAAACTATACGGGCAAGTAAAATATAATTAGTAAGTTTTATCAGGAATCTGGGTTCTAATTTCTTAGTGCTTCACACACCATTAGAGAGTTGAGTATAAATACTTATCCTTAGTGTGTACCCTTGCGCAACGTCTCTCCACGTCTTCTTACCTACGCTTTGTAATTATATTTTGAGGTCTTAGTAGGAGTCGAACCTACGTTCTATCGTTCGTAGCGATAAGTTTTTCCAATTAAACTATAAGACCAGTTGTGCCCCCAGTAGGACTCGAACCTACAGCTTACGGCGCTTAAAACCGTTGTGTTTACCAGTTTCACCATAGGGGCATTTTGGGTGTAAGAACGGTACCGCCCCATCTTCTCAAGATTCACAGTCTTGCGCTTCACTAAAAAGCTTCGAACACCATATTGTACCGACTACAAGTTACGCTCTTGTCTGGGAATACTTATGAAATATTCTCGATCCTAGATCAAGTCGGTAGTTTGATAAGAACCCGTTAACTTATCTTTGTGCTTAAGATTTTATTTATCAGTGTCCCACCACTATCCGCCCCGATTGCACATTCAACTCCTGTGTTCCTTAAACACGTTATGAGGACAGGGACCAGGTTTTTAAAGAGGAAAGAATCAGAATCGAACTGAATCCGGTTACCCGAACGCCTCGCTTAGCAGGCGGACTCAACACCATGTTGATTTACTTTCCATTTTGTAGGTAATATAGGAATCGAACCTATAACCTCTCACGTATCAGGCGAGTGCTCTAACCAATTGAGCTAATTACCTATTTTTGCTGGTCTGACAGGACTCGAACCTGCTATCCTAGGTTTAACAAACCTCCGCTATATACCTCTTAAGCTTCAGACCAATTTATTGTGGACCCTGTAGGAATCGAACCTACTCCTCTAGTTCTTCAGACTAGCGTACGCACCAGCTATACAAAAGGTCCATTGTCTCCCGTCACTCGTATACGAGCCATGGCATTACGGGAGCGATGTTATTCCATACTTTGTGGGGCCAGTAGGAATCGAACCTACCCAGTGAGCTTTTACAGAGCTGCTCGGCACCTTGCCTGTTGTCCCCTTATTCACTTCCTTTTTAATCCATTGTTTAGTGATAACCACTTGATTGT